TGTTTCAATATCAAACGACTCCACAAACTTACGCTTACCTAGAACAGATGGAATATAATTTATTTTTTTATTATTTTTAGGTGAAGATGGTTTAGGTGTCATAAATGGAGCCCTAACTTCATCATCATCTTGGACTGGGGAACTATAATCGAATCTCTGATTTTTAAGTTCTAAATCGTGAACTTTTGAAATGAAAATTTTAATATTTTCGGCCATTGTTTTCTAGATTATAATAAATTATATAAATATATTAAAAAGCATTTCAATTTTAAAAAATAAAAAAGTTTTTGTTAAATCTTTGGTTCTTTGTTTTGGCTCCACCTTTCCCAAAGGTGGATAATAAATTCAAATCAAGTAATTTTAAGCATTTTTTTCTCACCTTTCCCAAAGGTTATAACGAAGTAAGAAAAAAATTGAAATGCTTTTTGCAAATAAAACAAAAGTTATTAAATACAAACCTTAACCGAGTAAACTCGAATCCAAGAAAATGTCCGCAATTGATTTCAGAACTTTACCCCAAAATGTTCCCGTGATGTGTATTCCACGGGTTTTTCCTAACATTGACGAAAAACGCATTCGTCGTATATTTGATGAGCTATCTATGGGTGAAATAGACCGTATAGACATTATAGGTAAGACCACAGAAAAAGGAGAGAAGTTTAACCGCGTTTTCGTACATTTCAAAAAATGGCACAGTAACCCGAATGCAGACACAGCTCGCGAGCGCCTCATCAATGGTAAGGAAATCAAAATCATCTATGATGAGCCGTGGTTCTGGAAGATCTCGGCCTACAGGCCCCAAGAACCAAGACCCCAAGACCCAAGACAAAGACCACAAGACCCAAGACAAAGACAACAAGACCCAAGACAAAGACCACAACCCCGTCTTCAATTTGATGAAGACGAGGCAGCAAAGCCATTAAAGGATGAATTTGGGCGCGATATCACCCTCAAGCCTACAACCAATCTCCATCATCAGGAGCATGCACGCCCTCCCAGAAAAGCAGGACCAACTATCGAAAAAAAAGGCAAGCCAATCAAGAAGCGCAACATCATCGCAAAAGTAGCTTTGGAGGAGGGCGAAATTGATGAAAAATAAAAACCAAAATAAAAACCAAAATAAAAACCAAAACCAAAACCAAAACCAAAATAAAAAATAAAAACCAAAATAAAAAATAAAAACAAATTGTATATTTTATTCAAATTAATTCTAAAATTGTAAATTAATTAATTAATTTAAATGTATATTTTTTTATAACAATCTAAAATATTTTTATTTTACAAAAAAGTATCTAAACTTAAAATACTAAACATAATATGTCATTAATATACTCAAGCGACTATCTGAAAATAATGGAAGAAAAAAACAAAATATTTAAAATAATCTTCAGCTATCCAGCCCCTATAATAATAAATTCTTTATTAAAAACAAAAATAATTCAAGGTGGAACATCCACCAACGACTTCAAAACCATAAAATTTAAAGCAGACTCCGTAAAATCTTTAGACCACTTTCAAGAGGAAAATAAAAAAGAAAGAGGAAAAAAACAATTAAATATAAACGAGGTTGCATCATTAATAAAAACCTTAACAACACAATTGTCTTATCTGATAACCACTGAAAACCGCACGATATTAGGATACTCCCCAGAAAATATAATTGTTATTAATGGTAAAACATTCGCACACATTGGTAGCGAAGTAATAAGTAATAAACTAGAAAATAATATGGCTTTAATAAGTTACCCATTTACACCCCATGATTTTTTTATCTCTCCAGAGTTATTAACTATAAAAGAACTACCATCTTATATCCATTATAAAACATCATATTTTAGTTTAGGATGTTTAGCTCTATACACATTACTATCTGATAATGAATTTTATATTAATTATTTAAAAGAACAAGAACTAAACCAAAACAAAGAACTAAACCAAGAACTAAAACAAGAACTAAAACAAGAACTAAAACAAGAACTAAAACAAGAACTAACCCAAGAACCAATAAACTTAGAGAACTTATTAAAATACCATCCCATAAAGCATACAAAGTTATATTGGCTTCTCTCTAGATGTCTAATGAAAGACCCATATCTAAGAAGTATATTATTTATATGAAAAAGTTCAAGATAAAATAATTAATCTCATCGTATACTATATATAATGTCATTACAAGCTTTTAAAAGAAAATCGGTAATAAGACATGGTTCAAAACGTTCAGGAATAGCCCCTGGTGGATATTGGCTACCACAAGGCCCATTCGGACATTCAACTGACGCCCTAAGTATAGCCATAAAATATCCAAACAATGCTGGTTTCTCAATCAACGGCGGACACAGAAATATAGGTGGAGTAGGTCGTGATATGAAAATGTCTAAATCAGGAACCCCATTTAGAGGTCTATACCCGATTGGTTTTGGTGGTTCAAGAGGTTCTTATCCATCTGCAACATTAGTAGGAAGTACCAAAGATGGTATTCAGTCAACAGGCGATGTTCGTAACTTTGGTAATAATAGTTTAATTGTAGAACCTCTTCTAAATGTGCGTGTCGTTGATACATTAGGAACACAATACTTATATATAAAACCATCTGTGGTATCAACCTATGGTCTACTACAAAAGAAATACAAATGGGCTTATTACGGACAATATCCGAATTACTGGGTCCAGCCCAATTACACAGGAAATCAAACCGATACCAAGAGTCAGCAATTATATATTCAAAATAAGGCAGCTGCAAATACATGTAATCTTAAGGTCAACAGTGTTGGCATTTATGAAGGTTATAATGTTAAAACAGGTCCCACCCTATGCACTCCAGGTCGTTCTACAGCAAGATTCAAGTATAGTGATATGACTCGTAATGCACCATACACGAAAATACTTTATCAACCAGTTTCATACTCTCAATATAATCAATATCTTAATAGAGGATGTGTTAATCCTATTGGACCTCAAAAGCCTTTCCCTTATGCTACCTCAGTTGGTTCAAGTCAATCTGCTGCTGGTACAAGTATTACAAGTTTCAATACAGGTTGTGGTTCAGAACCTATTTTCTTAACTCCACCAGATTGGTATACAGCAGTAAAACCATCAGAAGTTCCCAAAAATATAAAGGACGTACCTCAAACAACCCCATTTATGACGGATCTATAAAACAAATATAATACAAATATAAAACAAATATAAAACAAATATAAAACAAATATAATACAAATATAAAACAAATATAAAACAAATATAATACAAATATAATACAAATATAATACAAATACATATTATATTTGTAAAAAATATAAAAACAAACATTTAAAACTTTATAAATACAAAGTTAAAAATGCCAATACAAGGATTTTTTGGATATACTATAGGTAAAAAAAAACGTATAATGCACGTTCAACAAGATGCCGATTTACTTTGGCAGATCCTAGTTAGAGAGATATATGTATTAATATGTCATTTCAGAACAAAAGAACGATTAAAAGAAGAGTTTGAAAAAATTAAACCAGTTAAAAATAATAAACCAAAACCATCTGATATAGAAAAATGTAAAACATTTGCGAATTTTGAATCCAAATCAGATGACTGGTCCAAATACTTGTATTACTGTCAAAGTAGCTTTATAAATATATTAGAAGCAGGTTATATTTTAAATAGTCCAGATGATATAATAGGAGAGATATTTATGTTGGATTTTAATAAAGCTACAGTAAATCATTATAGAAAAGATATAGATGGTAAAATAAAACAATACCAAACGGTAACCCTTGAAGAAATAATGGAATTTGATGAGATGCCAACAAAAACTTATACAGAAATAGTTTCAGAAATGAACTTTGATTTTCAAGAATATTACAAAAATTTAATAAGAATAGAAGAAGAGATAAATAAATTGAATATTTTAAAAAGTAATGCTCGACAACAATGTGCCGTAAATATTGAATTAAAAGTAAATAATTTATTACATGATATGTATAGTGAAAGAACAAAATTGAATCTTTGCCGTCGTGTATTTTATCATAGATTAAAAGCATTAGATTTAATAGAAGAATAAAACCAAATAAACCAAAAAAACCAAATAAACCAAATAAACCAAATAAACCAAATAAACCAAATAAAATAAATAAACCAAATAAACCAAAAAACCAAAAAACCAAATAAACCAAATAAAATAAAACAATTTAAAGATATAAAAGAGTATTATTTAAAGATGACAACCTTTTTAAATAATATTAATAATATAAACTTACTTAATGAACTTCTCGGCGTATATGAAAGGGTAATGCATTTAAAATTATTTGTTGATTCTGATGATAATCAGTTAAAGAATATGTATTATATGGCTGCTGATAACCATAATAAAAAACTTCAAAATAATATAGCCCATATTGATGCGGGTTTTGATTTATTTGCAACTGGTAATGAAAGCAACCCTATAGAACAAGACACATATGGAGATAATTTGCGCTTCTTCGGTCCAGGATGGCAAGACACAAACCCAGTAAACAAATTGGATTTAAAAGTTTGTTGTTCTGCTAGAATGTTAACAGATAAAGGTAAGAATTTCAATACTGGATATTATATGTATCCTCGTTCTTCTTTATCCAAGACACAACTAAGGCTTGCAAATTCAGTGGGAATTATCGATGCAGGTTATCGCGGTCATCTTATGGGAATGTTTGATGTTGTAAATATTGATTCAAATGCATCATCACACGATGATACAGATGCTGATTATTTTGGCAAGAAATTTGACAGATATCTACAAATTTGCGCCCCAGGTTTGGTTCCAATTATAGTAGAAATAGTAAATACAAAAGAGGAATTAGGTGAGGAAACAGAGAGAGGTGATGGAGGATTTGGTTCTACTGGTCGTTAGATAGTGAGACTTGTTTTTTATTTTTAAAAAATCGTATATATTTTAAATACCTCTTAGCCTCGTCAGTGATTCCTTTTTTACAGTCATAACTTTTCCTAGTTTTGCCAAGTTTAGGTTTCTTTGTTTGTAGTTTCTCTCTTTGTGGTTTCTTTGTTTGTAGTTTCTTTGTTTGTGTCTTTTTTGAATACTTATTTGTTCGTTTAGTCTTATGCATATATATTATTAAATTATAAAATATTAATAGTTTAATAATATATGAAGATACCTAAAATCATACAAAACTTATCATCCAATGAAAACAAAACAAAAATTATTGGCTTATTAACAATAGCAATAATTTTATGGGTAGTATTATATTTTATACCTGAAATACTCACTTCTCTCTTTAATACCCTTTTAGGTAATTTAATTTTGGTTCTTATTGCTATACTAGCATGTATATATAATATAAAATATGGAATAATATTGATACTAGTTTTAGTATCAATATATAGATTCTCTCATATAAAAGAAGGTTTTAAATGGTCCAATGAATCCACGAAAGATTTTTTATTAATTCAACAAACAATAAATCCTCAATCTATATTTGATGTAGACTTTATACAAGAAAACCAAGCAAGTCAAGAAGAGTTGGACTATTTTTTGAAAAACGGTCATTGGCCGTGGTCCCAAAAGGTAAAAGATTTATATATTGAAGCCATAAAAACAAACCCTTATATAAGAACATTACCAGATAGTGCGCTACAATATACAATGAAAATTTATAACCAAGCTGCTATTTTAAGAATTCTCTCTTATCAAACAAAAGAAGGTCAATTCCTATTAAATGGTGTTTTAGTTCAGGACCCGTCTGGTAATAAATTAGAAGATTTACCAAGTGGGTTTGGTAACTTTCCTTATTTAGCAGGACTAATAGGTAATAAAAGTGATGATGTAATCAAATGTAATACAAGTAAAGAAAATGCAGCAACATTAGAGAGAATAACTTATACAGGAAAAGGTGGAATTTACAACGAACAAACCAGAAAAGTAACCCCAGTAGATTATAATAATCTGGAAAACATTATACCTGGATTCACATTTTTGAACGGACCGTGTAATCCATGTGGGGCTATCAATGCAAAAGCCGACTATTCATGTCCCTTTCAATTAAAGGTAAAAGATAAATCTCCGTTTATAAGTGATGTTTGGCAGTACCTCTGGAATATAAATGATAATCCATTACAGTCAACACCGTCTTTTCTTACTCAATACATAAATCCAACTGCATTTCCATTATTGAGTGAGTTACAATCAGAATTAAGAAAAGAAAATAGTTATCATCCTCAAAAAAAATAAAAAAAAAATAAAAAAAAATAAATATAAATATTTAATTAGTTAGACAGTATAATTAATTAAATTTACAAGTAGAATAAGTAGAATAAGTAGAATAAGTAGAATGTTTATAATATTTATAATATTTATAATAATAAATTTCGAATTTGCTATGGTTCTTCTTCTTGAAATTCATCATTGGTGCAACTAATTTCTCTCATTAATCCCGCAGAAGTAGGTGTAAGATAAGGAGCATCATTAAAATCAGAAAGTTCATGGTCTAGCATTGCACTGTCTAGCATTGCACTGTCTAGCATCGCACCGTCTTGTAGCATCTCCACATCTCCAAGTGAAGGTAAATTATTACAATTAAAACAATCATTATCTACTACATTAGAATGTCTTTGTAAGCGAGGTCTTGGTGAATTATAGTTAGGCCACTGACTATTGCCATTAATTAGATTTGGAATATCATCTGGTGTATGAGAAACTGTATAGCATCGCTGTGATCCTTGAGAAGTTTGTCTTGCTGTAACATACATAGCCCCAAATTTAGTCCCCAAAGTTTTATAACATATATAAACATCATCGCATAAATTTTTCATAAAATTATCACTATACAAACCTTTGTCTTTCATATATTGTTTCATTTCAGTAATAAAGGAAATCAAATCATCTTTCAAACCTTTTTCCTCTTCTTTGAATGATTCGGGAATATTTTGTCGCTCAAACAAGAAATAACTATCATTATTATTATTATTATTAATAATATTTTTTCTCTTTAAATATCCATTAGCATTAGATAAATGCTGAAGTGTCCTTTGTCTATATATATGGGTAGTAAGGTCTTGTTGTTGTTCTTGTTCTGTGTTTCCTTGTTGTTCTGTGTTTCCTTGTTGTTCTGTGGTTAAAGTAAACAATACATCCGTAAGATCATCCATTTTTTTACCAGTAAAAGTGACACGACAATCATCTGGACTAGAAGACGCAATATGATAAATTTTATTAGACTCACTAGCAATTTGTCCCACACATAGTGATGATACCCAGTTATTATTTTTAAAGTCATAAATAAGACCATTTTCAATTGTAATTTTAATATCATTTAAAAGTTTATAAAGGATAGTATGAAGAATTTCTCCATATACAAGACCACAATTTTCAAGTTTATCAATGAAATAATATGCACTGTTTTCACCAGAACCTAGTGTATTAAGAAGAGTGGAATCATGTTGAATTCCGAAACCAATAAACGCATTTGTGACGCTTCTGTCAACAATTTGTGATAAGAAATCAGGATCGACATTACCAGCAGTGGCTTCTCCATCAGTCATAAAGATATGGGAAATATTATGATCTGGGAAATCAGTTTTAATCTTCAATAAAATTTCTCTGGAATTTTCAAGAGCTTTCTCAATATTAGTGCTGCCTCTTGGTGTAATTTGATCCACTTTTTTAATAATTTCAGAAAAGTTTTCATCTGTAATAAAACAACGCTTTAAAACTGTATAAATTTTATGATCGAAAGTATAAATAGTAACAAATGCATTAATAGAATTTTCTTTAAAATACAAAATCATATTTTTAATAGTATGGACGATGTGTTGCATTTTTGTCCTTCCGTCAGAACACTGATCTGACATAGAACCCGAACAGTCAACCGTAAAGACAAAGTCTTGGATCCGATCACTCAATGGCTCCGATGCTGCAGTCAAATTAAGTATTCCAAACTTGGCATCTATAATATTGGAAATGGGAACCAACACAGGATCAACAATCTTACTCTCAAATTGAAGAGTTTGTTTGGTAAATAGTGGATTAAAGCCAGACATATTGTAGTAATGATATACCTAATATATTTTTGTTTTAGCCCAATCAATTTTTTTTAGAAATAAAATCCATAAATCTAGCTTCCACATATTCTGACGCGCAATAATAGTCTTTAAATGATGTAACAAATTGAAAAGGGCTATTGTGGATTGGTATACTTACCTGAATAGACTTTTGGTTAACTTTGATATCAAATAAATCTGTTTCATTACCGAACTTAGTGTAGCAAACCCAATTCATTTCATTTTTACACATATGCCATCCATTATCTTTAAACATTGTATCCAAAAGTGCGAATCCCTTATTTTTGACTTGGGTATTGAGAATAGAATCGGTATTGACAGAGAGCATATTAGCGTTGGAAGACATTGTATATTCTATAATATTATTCTACAGCAATCTTTAAATATATTTAATAAATTATATAAAATAAAACTTAAAAATAAAAAATAAAAAATAAAAACTTAAAAAATATAAACTTAAAAAATAAAAACTTAAAAAATAAAAACTTAAAAATATAAAATATAAAATAAAAATATAAAAACTTAAAAAATATAAAATAAAAATATAAAAACTTAAAAAAGTAATTTATATAGTTATATAATTAAAATGAGTACGGAAGAAAATATTATTTTAAGCAACAATGAAACACCAAATCCCCCTCAGGTCCTACTAGTAAATGTTCCTGTAAACGATGAGAATACAGCCTTAAATCTTATGGTAAGTTTTTTAACATTAGCACATAAAAGAGGAGCGTTTGGTATTGATGAGTCAGCAAAAATTTGGGAATGTATAAAGATTTTTCAAAAACCAGTATAAAAAATAAATAAAAATAAATAAAAATAAATAAATATAATTATAATATAAACATGAGTAATAAATTTACTTCAAATGAAATTATATTATTATTAATTTTAGCTGTAGTTGCATTTATAAAAGCAGTTATTACACTAACAATTGATTCAAGTCAACTGTTTTATAAGCCAATTTATGACAAATATTTTGGTTATGTAAATATATTTTCTGATATAACATTTCTTTACTACTTTTTTGTCGCAATTTACTTTATTTTTGTTAAAAAGATTACAGATGAAATAATGTTATTTATATTTTTGGTATTAATATTAAAATTTTTAGCTTATTATATTTTAACTTTTGAAATATATATTTATTCTTCTAGTAAAAATGTTGATGTGAAAAAATTAGAACAACTAGAAAAATTTAAACACTATATAGGAATAGTTACAGGAATTTTTCTTTTATTTATTTCATTTTATGTTATAAGAAAGGTTTTAATATAAATAAGTATTAATATTATATATTATAAAATAAAATGTCTTTCAAATCATTTTTTGAAATTTGTGAAGCCTTTTTTAATGAATTAAAGCCTAATTTTTATGGAGATGTAGAACCAACAAATTATTCTTATAGTGATTTTACAGGTTATATTATCAAAATCCTTGTATTAATTTTAGGTGACAAAGAAAAAAATAATGAACTAAAAAATGAACTAAAAAATGAAGTATATTAAGTAGGTCTTGTTGTCATCATATGATAAATATGATAAATACTTGCTAAGCCAATTGTGGATAAAAATCCAACAGAAACAAAAATAAAGAGTATAGGACCGATCATATTATATTATATTATGTTATATTATAATATAATCTTCAAATCATTTATCGTAACATTTTAAATAAAAATTGAAACAAAGTTTTAAAAATAAAATAAAAGTATTAAAATTTACATCAAATATCAAAGCCAAAGCCAAAAAATGGGTCCAAATAGTAGTAGTATTCATCCAGAGATAATAGAAGTATCATTTGTTGATAAAACAACAGGTAAACTCATGTCTAATGAAGAAATAAAAAAAATAAGTGAGAAAGCTTGTAAAGAGTTTGATTATCATCCAAGTTTTTATGATGCATACAAAGTTGGTAAAGATGGTAAGAACCCTTATAATGAATATTCTAGAAAATTAAAGGCTGGGCTAATTAGATAAATTTACAGCTTATATAAATTTATTTATCATAAACTTTGTTTAATATTAAATATTAAATAATATAAATATTTTTTGTTAATAATAAAAATGGGTTACATATACAAAATAGTAAATAAGACAGATGGTAAAACATATATCGGACAAACCATTCAAGATTTAGAAGAGAGATGGAGACAACATCGTAAAACAAATAGTAACTGTAGATATTTAAAATCAGCTATTAAAAAACATGGCATATATAAATTTGATTTTAAGTTGATTTGTATTTGTTTTGATGATGACTTGGATAAATACGAAACAATATATATAAAACAATATGATACAATGGTTCCAAATGGCTATAATTTACGCGAAGGAGGAAATAGTAGCAAGCATCACGAAGAAACAAAGAAAAAAATATCAGAAAAACTTAAAAATAGAACAAATTTAGTTCATAGTAAGCCACAGTTAGGAAAGCCTCATAGCGATGAAATTAAACGAAAAATAAGTAATTCCCTCAAAGGGATAAAACATTCACAAGAAACTATAAAAAAAAGGTCTGAGTTACTAATTAAACATACAATATTTCAAATGGATATGAAAGGAACAACAATCCAAACCTTTAATGGTTATGCAGAAGCTGCGAAAAGTGTAGGAATTCCTAAATGTTCTATATGGAAGGTTTGTAATGGAAAAGGGAAAACTGCAAAAGGATTTATGTGGAAAAGTATTGAAAAATAAATTAATAAAAGTATTTTAATTTTATAGAACTTATAAAATTAAAAATCGCTCCGACCAGGAATCGAACCTGGATTGATGAGTTATACTGGTTTAAAACAAACAGCTCACTATTCTCGTCCATTAAATTATCGAAGCATTTTTCTAAGTGCTATTTCCATTTGGTTTTTTTAATCAGAAAAAAGTGAGATTGCTGATAGGAAATAAATAAATTTTAATCTTTTTAGCGAGTAATTTTTTGGATCAATTGATCCTCAGATTATGGGCCTGATGCGCTTCATCTGCGCCAACTCGCTAACCCAAGTCCTTCCTACAGGCACCGAAAAAAACATCATGTTTATTTGTAAGATTGCTGTGTGGTGCCTTATTCCCCCTCCCCCGATATATAATACTAACTAGTCTTTAAGTAGTTTTAAAGTCAAAATGTATTATTAACAACTACAACTTTTTTATTTGTTAGATTCCTCAATAAATTCAAGTCCTTTTTCTTTAAAATATTCCACAATATCAATCCAATTACGGATATAATATTTAATAATTACCTCATGTTTATTATCGTTAATCGTAACAATCCAGCAACGCCCTGCATTTCCATCAACCTGGCGATAAAGTTCATCAGATATATATTCAACTTTCATAACAATATATTTATAAATTAAATTATTTTCATAGACATCGCAACACCCTATAAAATAGGAATTTCCTGAAAATCGCTCATAACCAGATTCGGACCCCCAATGCAAAAGCATTGGTTTTTTTATAGAAGGTAAAGGAACTATCAATTTGTCCTCTTCAATATTAAATTCATGCATAATACCTTCTAGGTCGTTTAATAATGCAGTCATTATAAATAATTACGTTTTATATTTATATTGTCTACAAATATAAAATACTATCAATTTTATTTATATTTTTATATACTAAATATATATTATGTTATATTCTTTAAAAAAAATAAATCAACGAAAATATAAAACAACAAGAAGAACCCGTAAAACAACAAGAAGAACCCACAAAACAACAAGAAGAACCCACAAAACAACAAGAAGAACCCATAAAAAGCAATATGGAGGTAATTTTAACACCGAACAAATATCAGATTTTGAAGAACGTTTAAGGAATCTTCAATTTGATGAAGATGAAATTGAAGAAATGATTGGATTATTGAATATATATTCATCATGTATTCTTCGCAAATCACAAACTTATGAATCAATCAAAACAAAACTAGACGAATTCGCGCAAGGCGATTTTACAAGAGAACGAAGACATCAAATAACAAATCAGTTAATTAATTTGATAATAAAAAAATGTGAAAAAAGGGAACCTGAAACTGACACTGAAGAAGAAGACGATGACTAATCCGAGAACTGGTGCAGAAATTAAAAAAGTTGTTGTTGAGTGGCTAGTTCTTGTGCCATCATACCTAAAATACCAATCATTGCCAATCTTCCATTATTCAATTCCTTATCCATTTGCTCGCCCATTTGGTCGCCCATATTTGCCTGGTTTACTCCAAAGGTTAAACCAAAATCACCAGGTTGATAATCTTCTTTCAAAGCAAAAGGCTTAACAAGAGGATTTTGCCAACCACGAATCATGGAAGAAAACTCGCTTACAAACATAAAAGAAAGACCTAACTCAACAAACTCTGGATGATCTTGAAAAAAATGAATTCCGAGATTATCAGAAAATTGTTCCGTCAAAGGCAACAAAATAGAGGCAATCATTGCGAGTCTGCCGTGTTTAAGCTCAGCTTCACGCATAAATGCAGGCGACACATCTTTTGCCACCACAGATTGATCGAATAAATCCACATTTTCTAATGGCGCAGTAGGACCACGAATCACAGGTTTATTGGGAAAACTCAATGCTGAAGCAGATGAAAAAAGAAAGAATAAAAAGGAAATCAAACGAAACATTATATATTTTATATACTACCATGTTTAAATAGTTTTGAAATAATATTTATAAGTTATCTAATTTATAAATATTTAATAAAAAATTTGGCTATTCGCTTCGCATAAAAAGGTGGATGGAAGAGGTCTTACCGGGATTCGAACCCAGGTTTCCAGATTCAAAGTCTAGAGTGATAACCACTACACTATAAGACCTTGTGGGTGCTGTTTCCTTTAAAAATGTCGCGACAATCCCGGTAAAGGGAGGCGCTGTCTAAAAAATGAATGTGAATTCATCCTTAGAAATGGTTTGATAAAAAAATTGCTGTAATGGAAACATAATTTAATCTAGATAACTCTAGATTAATAAACTACGAAGTATAATAAAATTTGCTGTAATGGATTCCTATAGCGAATAATAACTTTATTATTCTTTAGACTTAAAGAGGGCCCTCCTATGGAGTCTATTTTATCGCAGGATCCTTATATCACTTAACAAAAAGCATAATCGTTTTAGATTTTGAAGTTGCTGTTATGGATACGATTGATTTGCACTCATCACTTGCTGTATCCTTGGCCCCGATATATAATATAAGGTTGTCTTTAAGTAGTTTTTTTACTTTATCCACTTTTAAAAAAAGTGGAGCAAAAATATAAACAAATTTTTAAATAAGTTGAAATGAATTAAGAGAAAGATTTGGCTCAACCTTTTCCAAAGGTTGTAATGAAGTAAGAGGAAGATTTGGCTCAACCTTTTCCAAAGGTTGTAACGAAGTAAGAGGAAGATTTGGCTCAACCTTTTCCAAAGGTTGTAACGAAGTAAGAGAAAGATTTGGCTCAACCTTTTCCAAAGGTTGCAATAAATAAAATTGAAATGCTTTTTCACAAATAATATAATAATAAATTAAATCAAACAATATGCAACAAGAGCCAGATCAAGTATTGCAACGCCTTAAACCAGGGTTTGTGATTACCGGGATTAAACCTTATTTCAATGCTAGGGCAAAACTTCCAAACAAAAGATTTCCAGTCACATGTAAACATGTAGAGCTTCCCCTTTGCGACCCAGAAATTATAAAAAATGCTATAAATAATATATTGACTCAAATAGAAGGAGTTCGCAGTGAGTATAACGAAAAAAAATTCATGTGGACTTTAGAATACGGAACAAAGCCAATTGAACTCACTATTGACAAAGCTGATTTTAAACTAAGAAGAATAATCGAACACAAAAAATACGCCGCTTTAATGGCTGCATCAAAGGCAATAGAATATTTTCCACATAATGATGAATATGATGATGAATTACCAAATCCTATTCCATTCTTTGCAAATGGTAAATGGTGTAACATACAAATTTACTTAACTTACGATGAAGAAACAAATGTAATACTCATTGAATTCAATCGTTTTAATGGCGATCACGCATCATTTTATTTTGTATCAAACATAGTAGAATCCGCATTAAAAGCCCCTACACTCCTTACATGGATTCAAAGATCAGACTATCTCGCATTTGTAGAAGGAATTGAATACGATCGTAAAACTCCGGCACTAAAATATCTTTGCGATGATATGGTGAAGAGAGAAATTAGTAGCTATTTGTAAAGTACAAAATTAGTAAATATATAAAATTAGTAATTTAAAAATATTTTTAATACTATATTAACATGGGATTTATATATAAAATAACAAATATAATAAGTAATAAGTGTTATATTGGTGAAACCAAAAAAAGCAATCCATATTTAAGATGGAACGAACATAAAAGAAAAATTACACAAGGAATTGGTTGTCCTGCTTTACAAGATGCAGTTAAAAAATATGGTGTTGACAATTTCAAATTTGAGATTTTAATAATTTGCTTTGACGAAGATAGATTTACATATGAGATTGATTATATAAAAAAATATAACTCAATGTCGCCAAATGGTTATAACCTAACAAAAGGAGGTGAAGGTGGCGGATTTTATGGTAAAAAACATAGTCAGCAAACTATTGATAATTTAAGTTTTGTGTTAAAACAAAAATACATTGATAATCCAGAGTTAAAACAACAGTCAAGTGAAAGACAAAAAATAGTTATGAGTAGTATGGAAGCTCGTAAAAAAATTACAGAAGGATTAAGTAATTCGGAAAAATGGAAATTAGCAAAAGAAAATAAAAAAGTTGGAAATTGTAATCATAGAAAACCAAGTGAAAAAACAAAAAATAAAATTAAAGAAAGTTTAAAAAAATATTTTAATGAAAACTCTAATTCAGAAACGAAAGTAAAAATAGCCGGCATAAAAATTTCACAATATGATAACCAAAATAATTTAATAAATACATTTAGTAGTATACGTGAAGCGTCACGAATAACAGGCATTGCAAAAACATCAATAGGTCATGCTTTAAATAAAAATACATCAATAAATGGAATTGTTTGGAAAAAAATATAAAATTAGTAATTGAATTATTAATTTTACAAAATAATGCATGAGATGGGATTTGAACCCACGAACTCTAAGAGGCAAGATCTTAAGTCTTGTGCGTTTTTATGGATTTATTTCTTTGGAGCTACTAATGCGGCTGAACCCAAATAAGATAAATAGACCACTTCGCTACCCATGCTTTTGTTTTCGGTTTTAATTGCTAGTTCCCATCTTTTTGAAAATAAGTCAAATTTGTTAATTGCTGTTAGGAACACTACTACTCTCTCCCCCAATCTAATATATCAAGTAGTCTTTAAGTTGTTTTTACGCGTAATATTTTTTTTGATCCAAAAACGGTTATAATCCTTAGGATAATCTAATAACAACTCCTCTCCTTTTTTAATATCTCTCTTTGCATACAATGCTCTCAATCGAAGCTCACAATTAGACTTACCTTTTACCTCATTAATATAATTAGTTATATTTTTAGATCTATATGGTTCCTCCTTGGCTACCAATATCTTCCAAATACGTCTCATTGGATAGGTATAGAGAGAATTTGTTTTATAATCTCCATATTTACGTTTAAATGTTTTCCATTTCATTTCCTTACCATAATAATTAGTGATTTTAGTTCCTTTTAAAATATCTCTCTTAGCAAAAACGCCCAACCCTTCTACTTTAGATTTTTTAATTATAACCCAATCATTCAAATCATTATTTAAATCTAAACGCCTTGTCATTATTATATATAAGTATTTAAACTAATATTTTACATAAAAAATATATTACGAAGTAGAAATGTTGTTAAACAAATATTTACAATACTTGCATAAAGAGCAAAATGGTCGTGAAACACTAAAAATTTTTGTTCGTTTTCATAACTTAAATTAAAATATTTATAAATACGCCTAGAAACAATAAGATGCATAAATCCTTTAAATAATATAAGAATACAAAGAACTATAGCAATAACAGTTCTAGCTTTTTTAACAAATAATAAATATAGTGTTATAAGTACAAGTAATAAATTAACAAAGTCATAATACATATCTATAAGCTTCATCGTATTACTGTCTAATTTGCTAAAATTATAAATATCAGAATCAAACACAAACATAATAACACCTTCAAAAAAAGCATTAAATATAATTGTAATAAGAATAATAAGCTCCAAATTAGTATAGGATATCATATAATAATATATGATATAATAATTAAAAAGTATTTAATTTTTAATTATTAAAATTAAATGCTCGAGTGCGGACTCGAACCGCAGACCTTTGGCTCATAAGACCAATGCTCTAACCAACTGAGCTACACGAGCTTATATATTACCCCCCTTTTACATATTATATTCAGTTAATCTTTAAATAGTTTAAATACATATATTTTATTTAAAAGCATACTGGACGTTGCTCTTTGAGTTAAACGCCCTACAAATATGCTGTATGAAAACAAAAGCGACAACTACAGGACTCGAACCTGTGCGCGAATTTCGCAGTAGATTTCTAGTCTACCTCCTTAACCACTCGGACAAGTTGCCAAATCAACCTTTAGAAACTAAAAACACCCGACCTGGGACTTGAACCCAGAGCCTCCTGATTTCGACAGTAGCATTGCTTAGAAGTCAGACGCGATATCCGATTTCGCCAGCCGGGCATAAATTTAAAACATAAAATTAAAAACATAAAACATAAAATTAGTTAGTTAGTAATAGTTAAATAAAAGTAAAAATAAATAAATAAATAAACTTACCTTTATAGGTCCATCCTAGGACATATTAATATACCATAATGTTTTTAAATTATTTTAAGTGTTAATATATATTAACTTAACCATACTTAAATAGACCCTACAATCCTTCACTTTATTCAACATTACACAATTCGTGCTCCAGTGTACTAACTACAAACTCAAACTGTTTGTTATATATTATTATTATTTTCATTTTTTCTTCATGAGACATATTACGAATATTATTTATCTTTTCGTAGTCAAATACTTTAAATTCTATAATGTCATCAACGTATTTATCACATAAATCGCTTTGTTTTATTAGTTCATTTTCTGTTACCTGAAAACTTGCATCAACTTTTTTAGTTTTTGAGAATTGAATACCCATTAAATATTATATATTACAGATATTATATAACCACCTTTAAAAGTATCTCTAAATAAAATAATATTTCTTAACATCTAAATGCAAACGCTAAGACACCAACAGCAACTATACCTAATGCCAACCCCATATGATAATTATATGACATCTCTCTATACATTTGTAACCAAGCCTTTACTTCTTCTTGAGAACTCGTATGATTCAACATCCAATCCGATTTTGGAGACAACATATAATAAAAATAATTTGTTAAAAAACAAACAGCCATAACTAAACAAACTAAACTAAATGTATTCAATTTATAATTTTTGATTTTTGTATTGTAAAAAATGAAGAAGAGAGAAAGTATTAGGCCAAGGATGTATCCATGATAACTTATCATTTTTCTCTCTTCAGTGATTTTTTCATATCGTTTTTGTAAAGGAATAGACAACTTTTCCTTGTAATGTTTTACTATTTCACTTTTATCTGTCATACTATAAAAATATGTCATACCAATAATAAATACACCAGATATTATACAGCTTATAGAGCAGGGCATTATATAATAGAAAAATAATTTAAATAAACATTAATATATAAATTATTATAATAAAGATGGAACTTGTAGTTTGGATGGGATATGGGTTTTATTCATTTTATATTGCCGGTGATTTTATCGGATTAACTAATGAAAATTTAAAAGCATTTGCATTATTAGGTTTAGGTTTGGGTTGTGTAAGGGAATTCTCAGGTAAGAGTTTAATTGATTTAATTTCTAGAAAGTAAAGCCTTAAATTGTTTTTTACATTTAGTACATTGGCGAAATGCACCATCGTTTGTTAAAGAAATAGACTCCATTGAAGAACAAAAAATACAACGGGGAGAGAAATTTGTTTTTAAACCATTCTTATTAATATATTCGCTAAAAGAACCAAATTGATAAGCTATATCTATTGGTGTCTGTTGAAAATTTCCACCATTGAAAACATTTGAATTACTCATAATAATATTTACTATTATTTAATATTATTTAATACTACAAATACAAATACTACAAATACAAATACTACAAATACTACAAATAAATATAATGTAAATATATATTATAAAATATGGATTTCTTTTCATCTTACATATTTTTGTTATTTGCATTAAAAATTATTTTTGCGGTAATGGCTTTTACAACTATTTATTTAAAAGTTAAAGGCAATGAGAACTCGGAATTATATAAAGCTATATTTTATTGGAAAGGAAGAGTTGAGTTTGTATTTGTGATTTTAATGTCTTTTTTATTGATATACTTATTTAATCCTAGAAAAAATAGACTTAACAGGATAAATGCCGAGGCTAAATTATTATTATATTTATTTGGAATTGTTTTACTTATAACGGCAGATTGGAGTAATTTTGTTGAAGAATCCAAATGGTTTCAACAAATACAAGAAATAGTAGGAAGGTAAGTGCATTAGAGTCGTTTTCTTTGAAATAAATAACCAGCGGAAGTTCTACCAACAGTTCCTACATCTGTATGTGGCTTATAAATATAGTCATTGCCTTTACTCATTGTATAACATATTTTAGTTCCATTATACATTTTATTATACGGCAAATCAACTGTATCAAACATTGTTTTAAAATTCGTCGCCTTATTTAATCTATTTGAAGGATAAGGTGTTGTATAAGTAGTAGCATTTAAAGTAGAGGATAGAGTGAACATTATAATATTAGTTAATAAAATTAATATTATAAATTAATTAATATGTTTTTCTACCACAAGAACCACACCCGGGCTTAACATCATGTATACGTTGAATAATTGAAGCATTTAAAGCCGTTGGCCTAGGTTTTTGTGGTTGTTGGGATACTACACCTAAACTTGATTGATTAATTGACCTAAGATAAGAAGCAATATTATTACTCTGTCCCATAACCATTGGCATTTTTTGAACCATACTATAAATAATGCAAATATAAAAATTATATTTTTTGTAATAAATATATTTCTAAAGTTATAAAACACCAAATTTATAATGCTGGACCTATTCCTACAATTGAATTTACTGAATTAATAGGAAAAGAACACCCTTCGCCTGGAGGCGAAATAACATTTAATGTATTATTGCAGTTACAAGGAAAATATACTTTTAAATCCACAACATTATTTACCGTTTGTATTATTCCGTTATTAAATTGTATCGTGTATACATCACCTGAAATATTAGTTATAATAGCTTCTGAATAAAAAGTGTTACCTTCTTGTATTGCATAAACATGATCTCCAACATTAAAAGTAATCTGGACGTCAGGATATGGGTAATATAAAGGGTTTCCATAAATTTTCTGATTTTGTTTTAAATTTTGTTCTCGGTTTACAATAGGACAATCACATGTACTTACAATATTTGTTTTAATGGTTTTACCTCCATAAATAGGATATGCAGGATTAAAGGGAAGAGGAACCCCATAACTTGGTGGTACAAAACCGCGTCTTAATGGACCCTTTCCTTTCAATCGGTTCAAATACCTATCATATGAATTATGTTTTATATCACAACCTTTACCTCCTGGTGTTTGACTACCTGGCTTACTAGATGTAACTGAATAATGACGAGTGTTTAAACTATTATGAAATCCTGTAGGTACCGATGTTGGTTGGACGCTAGGAACTGGTCTGTCACTCATTTGATTCCAACAAACACCATAATAACCTGCATCTGGATCTCTAATAGGTGGCGTATAAGCTGTTAGTGGTCCTAAATTGGCTGGATAAAGAGCTGCATAGACACGAACTGTATTTTGAATAAGTTTTTGTTTTTGATACTGGTCTGCAGGTGTATTACCATTTAAATTTGGATAACTTCCCCTCCATCTATAATAAAAAGGCTGTAAACCCAATATCTTATTAGGATTATTATATACCTTTGATGTGTAACCACAATTTTCCATTATATATATAAAAGGTATTATATTATTTTATTTTTATTTTTATATTTATTACATTTACAAAAAAATTGATATTAAATAAAACATATACACAAAATACACATAAACAACTATACCTATAAACAACTATACCCATAAACACCTATACCCATAAACACCTATACCCGTAAACACCTATAAATAAATCATACATTTAAATGAGCCAATTTTCAAATAATATTCCTAACAGAATTAAACAACCGGCGCTATGTTGTATTCATTGTGGTAAAAGTTATAAAAAAAGAACAAATATGGAAAGACATACGGTTGTTTGTGAGCTACTGCAACTAAGTAAGAAAAAAACTTCATCTACAAAGGAAGATGAAGAACTAGTGACTCTACCTTCACAACAAAAAATGTTTCAAATGTTAATTGAATTGGGACAAAAATATAACAAATTAGAAGAGAAAGTAGAAGAAATAAATAAATGGGTCGTAAAAAAGAAGAAAAAAATTAATGTTTTAGAATGGTTAAATACAAATATCAAACCTAATATATATTTTGATAATATTCTTGATAAAATTCACATCGACGATGATGATATCAAATTTATATTTGAAAATTCGTTTAACGATCTTTTGCATGAAATATTTACAAGAACTATTTATAATACCAATCCAGAAACACAAGATAATCCTATATTTGCATTCGTTCAAAAAGTAAACGTCTTTTATATTTATGATTCTGATAATACTTGGATTGAGTTAACGAGAGAAAGATTAGTAAAGTTTTTGAATAAAGTTCATATGAAGGTATTTACGGCATTTTATGAATGGAAAAAAACAAGAACTATCCAAATTAGATCGGACGACCATTTGGCAACAAAGTGTGATAAAACTTTAATCAAGCTAACTAGTATTGAATTCAAACAGGAATCAACTTTATCTAAGATACGTAGTCAGATGTTTTCAAGAATGAAAGCAGACTTGAAAGCATTAGTGGAGTATGAATTTGAATTTTAAATAAAAAATAAAATTTATAATAAAATTTATAATAAAATTTATAGTAAAATTTATAATAAAATTTATATTTTTTTATTTTATTTCAATACTACACTTCCTGGTGGTAAACAATAAACTAAAGCCTCATACAATAACATACCTTGTTTTGCCGTAAAAGTTTCATAACCACGTGAAACCAAACAACCTTCATGATCCCATCTTAGTTGTCTAATTTTTTTATTTGCATCTATATATCCTCTATAATCTTTTTCCCATTGTTCTTGAGGAATATCAATTTGAAACCCACCTTCGGCTCTCTCTAATCTTTTTAAAGGAAGTTCCCCTTCCTCTTTATGAGAATTATAATAGTCCAAAATCGGTTGATAGTTAATCGTCTCAGGTAATACTTGGATTGTCATCTCTATTTTAATTATTAAATACTTTTATAATTATAATAATTCCCAAATTCAATTTTTTTTAATATTAATATTTTATATAAAATGAAGAAGAATTATAAGATTATTTTAATAATTGTTGCGTTAATTATTGTTTTAGCGTTTTTTTATTTTTCAAGTGGTTATTTTGAGAATTACGATAATTCCAACTACAAATTTATTACAAAAGGCACATGCGCGTCCCATAACTTACAAGATTTGACAAATAATGACTGTTCCAGATATTTCCAAAGTTCAAATTATAACATAACTGGAGCCGATCATGGACCTCCAGGATGTTGGTTAGTTTTAGGTAAATCACTAGATGGTGTTTTGAAAGGTAATCCACAATTCGCAGGAAAAGGATTTGGATGTTGGTCTCAAAACAAAAGTGATGGCAAACAATGTTCGCCTGATTTCCCTTGTGTGTGTAAATAAAATATTATATTTTATATAAAATAAACATAATATTTTTAAGTTATTAAAATTTTTTAAATTATTTAAACACTTGGAAAACTTGGTTGCATTGCAATTCCACAAATTCCAGCATCATTTGTAGATTCAGAACGACCAATCTTTACATAACCATTTTGTCCCCATGATTCAGACCAACTATTCTTTACTAACCAATACTTTTGCCCGCTTTCTTCACCATAACCTACAATTAAAACGCCATGATCCAAATTGGTTCCACAGCTAGAAGATGTAAGCACACCACTGGAATAAGATTGAAAATAACGAGTATCAGCTTCAATTGCAATTGCAACAGGTTGTTGAGCGACAGCAGCCTTCAAAGATAGTTGATCGTTTGGCTTGACATCCGAACAAGAAGAAAGATGGGCTACTGACGTGCATTTTTGACAAGCTCCTGATTTTCCACTGCCTGAAGTATAAGGATAAGCCGATAGAGAGCATTGTCCGTGTTCGATAACATATTTAAACGCACCTTCCATCTGGCCGCCCGAACATCCGTGTGAACCATATGATACACCAGTGGCACATTCCACTAATTGCTCTTCAGATAAATCAACTAGCTTACCTGTAGAGATAGCCCATGCACCTTCAATAGCACCAGTTGCAGAAAAAGTCCAACAAGATCCACATTGTCCTTGGTCTTTAACAGAAGTAACAGCACCTAAAGTTCTCCAATCAATAACAGAAGGAGTTCCTGATGCACTACTAGAAAAGGATTTACAACCATATGAACCAACTTGAGTTTTCAATCCACTCGCATACAAAAACTTGAACTCCTCAGGGGTTAAATCGGTAAATTGATTGATACCCATGGTGAAGTTTTGACCTATATCCAAGTTATGTGAATCAATGATACGCAAATTCTCGCGGAAAATACGGAATCTATTCACCTCCTCTTCAATAGTTTTATAATCCTTTAAAAACAAACTTCTAAAATGCTTGAATCTTTCAAATTCATAGTCAGAACCGTCTAATAAGGTTCCACGAAGACCAATTTCAGAAGATGCGAATACTGAAAAGAGAGAAGTAATAAAAAATAGAACTTTAAACATCCTATATACTTAATATAGAATAAAGTTTTTATTATGTTTTAACAAATATAATAACAACAAATATAATAACAACAACTTATTGATTAAAGTACTCAGTCACATTATAATCCAAATTTATTTCTAAATTCTTCTGGCGTCATAATAGGTATTCCCAGCTTCTTTGCTTCCAAAGTTTTACCTGTATCATCATCTAAATGCTTAACTAAAACTAAGAATGTTTGTTTTGATACACTGGTGCCTAGCTTACCCCCTACATTTTTAATTATATCTTGAATGTCTTGATCTCTAAAACCAGTCATAACAATGGTCTTCCCAAATAAAGGATGACTAGTATCAAGAACCTTTTTTGTATATGATAGTTTATTTTCCAAACCACATTCTTGGATAAATTGAATAAAATTAGGTATTCTCTCTACAAATGCTTCAGCTGTCTTTGTTGCCATGCCTTTAATAGCTGCAACTTTTTCTACTTTTTTTGTAACTGATTCATTAGATAACAATACATCAGGATAAGAATCCATAATCAATTCCAATCTCTTCTCACTAAATCCTCTACCAAATAAATTACTTGCTGACATAATTTGGACGAGAGAAGCCGAATCTAACTTCTCTCTAATTCCATTATACAACTTGGTTGCTGTTTTCTCTTTAAATCCTTCCACCTTGAGAAAATCAGCTACACTCATATTTAAAATCTTCGGAACACTATCAAACCCAGCTTCCACGATGCGTGCTATATTTCCCGAGCTCAACCCTTCCACTCCAATTCCCCGAAAGAAGCCAGTAATAACTTTCTCTCTAACTGTTTCATCTGATTCTAAATCCTCAATCATAATATCCACATGAGTATCGTTCCATTTATAAGGAATTAACGGCATTTTGGCTTCTTCGGCTGGTATAATCACTTTACGAATATGAGGAATAACATCACCACTACGTATTAACTCAATTAAAGCACCAATACCAACTTTATTATCATTGATAAACGAACCATTGAATCCAGTGGCATACTCAATACGCACACCACCTAAATTAATAGGCTCAATTTGGACTCGCGGTTTTAAATACCCATCTTTACTTGGAGTCCAAATTACATCCACTACTTTTGCTTCCGCAATTTGGTCGGATAACACCATCTTAAATGCAAACGCGTGTTCTGGATTTCCTGTTTTTCTCTCGTATACATTATCATCAGTAACAATTACTCCATCAATTTCATAGACATAATTCTCTCGCCAATCAACAAGTGTTTTTGATAATAATTCATTGGATAAAACATTTTCAGACTTCCAAAGAACTACTTCTATATCCAATTTAGAGAGAAGACTTAACTGCATTGATGGTTTTTTTATAGGTTTTATAAGCTCGTATGCAAGAAAATGTAAATCTTGTACTACCTCAGTATTTATACTCTTGTGATTTATAATTCCTGCTACCATATTTCGACCATTTGCAAATTTCCCCTTATATTTGGTATCAAATACTGCTTTTGGAATAATAAATTCACCGCGAATAACTAGATCCTTTTTCGTAGGAAGACGTAAATAAGGTATAAGATGACTAATATCTTGACCCACCTTACCATCACCTCTTGTATATAACTTTGGTGTCGCGCCTTCTGTAGTATATAGACCACTCACACCATCTAATTTACACGATAATACATAAGGACCTTTAAACTTTGACGTCCACGTTGCAAGAGCATTTGTATCGGGTTTTATTTTATCCATAGAAGCCATAAGATAGGGTAAAGCAACTTTATTTCTTGTTACAGGTGCGCCTACTTGTGTAATAACTTGGTTGCTAGGGTATTTTTCTTCAATATATTCTTTTATAATATCATATTGATTATCAGTAAGAATAGGCTCTTCGTTGAAATAAGCTTTTGTAGCTTCTCTCAAAATAGAAGATAATTGTTCTTCGTTAAATTGTTCTAGAACAGAAATACCATTCTTTTTAAATTGTAAAACCATTTTTTTTACATTTTCATCCACTTTGTATTTACTATAAAATTCGTCTTCTGAATCAGAATCAATATCATTTTGAATTATTATTTGTTTCTGTTTTTGTTCTTGTTTCTGTTTTTGTTCTTGTTTCTGTTTTTGTTCTTGTTTCTGGTTTTGTTCTATGATTTCCTTTTTTTTTAAAGTTTTTTTAACCTTTTTTAATGGTTTTGGTTCTTCATTTATTTGCATTGGTTGCATTGGTTGTATTGGTTGCATTGGTTGTATTGGTTGCATTGGTTGCATTGGTTGTATTTTTTCTACAGCTCTACCATCTACACGTTCAGTAGGTGCTTTATATACAAGACCCAAGAAATCAAATATATCCTTTTCCAAAGTGAACTGATGTGCTACCTTTTCACCCTTCTTCTTTGACTCCATATTATAGAGCCCATGTTCGTTCATAGTATATCCTTCCCCAAGCGCTACATGTCGCATAACTGTATTGAAAATTTTACTTCCAGTAAAGTAGAGAATTGCAAATGGAAATTCTTCCAAACTTGTATATAAGAAATCTATACGACGCGCCGAATCAGAAGACGGAATTTTTGCAATAACTAAACATTTGGTTGGACCTCTAGAGAGAACTTCCAAAATAATTTTCTTTTTTATTAATTCATCTATGAAATTTACAAATACACGAGGATTATCTGATGTAATTATCATGTCAATATCTCCTGAGCTTTCAGCACCACGGCGATAAGATCCGACTATTTCAAAGTGTGAATTAGGAGTTGCAACTTTATTAAACTCACCTGCAAAAATTGCTTCGTACTGTACTATTTCTGAACGCGGAATTCGTTTTAAAATATCTTCATAATATTGAAGACCGACACGCTGCACGTCATTTAACATTTGTTGGTTCTCTCTAAGGGCCGCTATGTTGGTAATACCCTTTTCAACTAGTTCTTTGGCTTTCTTAGGTCCAATTCCGTATACATCTGCCAAAATATTCACTGGATTTGATTTTTCTCTCTCTAAAACCTTCAAGGTACCAGTACTTACATATTCATTTAACTTTTCTAAAATGGTTGGACCTATACCCGGTAGTCCTTTAAGATCATCTGGACTTAAAATATCTTTTGGATAAGCCATTATTGTTTCTTGTGCTTTTTGATAAGCACGTGCACGAAATGGTTCACCTTGTTTTAACATTATTTCTGCTAGTTTTTCCATCAAGTCAATAAATCTTTCATTTAAACGCCCACTTGGTAATACTATAGTTGTGCTAGTAGAAGACATATTATGTAAATTCCTATCTTGAGATATCTTTAAATCTTTTTGTTGTTCTCCTATTTTTCCAGGATTAAATCCATCAATTTTTTCTTTTAATTCTGGTGTAAAAGTCAGTGATGATATTGACAAGTCATTCATTATTTTTATTTTGTTCTTTTTCGTTGCAGGTTTTTTTGTTTCTTTTTGTTTTTTTGTTTCTTTTTGTTTTTTCGTTTCTTTTGTTTTCTTCGTTTTTTCCGATAAAGTGGAAGAAGATTTTGTTCTTATAATTAATTTCTTTTTTTTATGCGTAATTGGCATTATAATATTATTTTATATTTTAAAATGTATATAAAAAAATTGATTCTTTTAAATATAATAAAAATAATTTATAAATAGTATTTACAATGGATACCGAAGAATCACAAGAACAAGTTATATTACCTCCTCAGCCTCCAAGTGCAGAAGATGAATTTATTACAAATGGCGATTTTGTAAAAGGACAATTTGATTATATAAAAAATAATAGTGAAAAACGAATGCTTCAAACTGCTTACCAAGCTATAAATATTTTGGAACTTTGGAATTATATGAAGGAAAATCCAGGACAAAATGGCTTTGTTTTCAGTGGTGATGATAGAGTGCGTAAAATTTACAATAAGATTGAGGAACTAGGATATCACGGTCACTCAGGATGCTCGTTTGGTTGTGTTTTGCGTGATATGCAAGCCATTGCAAAATATGGAGAGAAAGAATATCGTAAAAGATATTTATCAAGCTTAAAAAGAAAAGGAATATCAGTTATCAACCTTTAAAATATTATAAATATATATAAATGTATAATATTTATTTTGCTCCTTCATTTTATGCTCATATAATAAACGGATTATTACTACTGATTGCATTTATTTTATTATTTAAAAACTACTCGAAAATAGTAAATTTAGAACCTTATAAAAAAATTATTTTAACTTTATTTTTTTCAATTAGCATTGGCATTCACGGTTTATCACATTTAGGTTTGGAAACAAATTACAATTATAATCCATTAATAATGTAAATTATTTTTATAAAAAAAAGTTATTGGTATACTTTTTATTTTTATTTAATTAATTAATTAAATTACAGTTTCAAAATATAAATCAATATACAAATACAATATACAAATACAATATACAAATACAATCTATGTTCTTTTAAATTTGGCTCGCATTAACGCGGATTGCTTCGGCGAGGGCGTTTGACTTGACTTGCTCGTTGTAAAGGCTGTTGTTGAGTTGCATCATGCGGATATTTGCCATCTGCATTTCGCTGCGGAAGTAGGCGTTTTCTTCCTCCAATGTCTGAAGATAGCGAGCATCTATGCTGATGATGTGTGCGTCCTCTTCTTCCATTGAGGCAACGCATTCGTCCATTTCTTCAATTAGCTGCTTGAATTCGGCGTCCTCCTCGTCTTCGGGGAACTCCTCAATCAAGTGTTGAAGATCGGGTGCAAGCTGAGCGACTGGTGCAAGCTGAGCGACTGGTGCAAGCTGAGCGACGGGTGTAAGCTGAGCGACGGGTGCAAGCTGAGCGACTGGTGTAATCACAGGAACAGATACTCTTGGTTGCACGACAGGAAACGCCGGCCACTCGCTTTTGTATGCAGGTGTTTGCTTGAGTACGGAATTGGTAGTTGTCCCAAGATCAATGCGAGGCTTGCGCTCACCAGCTGCATACTTGCGGGCCTTGTTTTCAAGCACAATCCAATGCCAAGGCTCATCGTAGACAATGCGAGCTTCCTTGGCTGGGTCACAAATACGAGCCTGCAAATTGCGGTTGGCAATGGTGTCGCACCAGAATTCAAAGTGGATATATGCTGCGTTATAGGAGTTGCCGTCTTTACCCATCTTGGCTACGAAATCCACGTGACTTACCTTTCCTATTTTTTGATTTTCAAATACTTCTGCAACGTCTTCCTGCTTGTAATTAGGGAAAACGTGAGGGATATAGAGACTGATGTTAACAATTTGACCGGACATTCTTAAAAGTTTACGAGTTTGAAAGGCTTTGGAGCTAAGGGTTGGTATCTAATATGTATTTTACTTTACTTTAAAAAAGTATTTCAATTTTTTTTTTTAAAGTTTGAAATACGGTTTACTAGAAATTTATAAAAAACAAATTTTTATTATAAATTTTAATAATTTTTAAAAATAAAAGAAAAGAAAATAAAAAGAAAATAAAAGAAAAAGATATTGGAAACCCAAGTGGGTAACCTCACTTTTAATTTAATTATATTTATATATTTTTTTGCTTTTATTTCATTACAAATTTTTTAAAGTATATTTATATTCATTCAATACATCAATCTGTTTTTCAATTCTCTCCAGAATACAACTGGAGCGCACAAACGGTAATGCCCGACAAACCAAGTGCCATCGACGGTTTTGATTGCACGGTGCCCGCGGCGCTCCAGATTTTCTTTGTTATTCGTAGTCGTTAGCAATGCCACCTTACCTGTAATCTTGTCCTGGAGTGCAGCCTTGATCCAAGTTTCGACATCACGATCAGCTCTCATCATCAGCAAAATTTTCCAGTTAACTTTTCTCTGCGTGTACGGAATAATGCGCTGCAGGTTTTCCAAGCTGTGCTCGCAGATTCTGAATCCACAATCCTCCTCATTTTCAGGTAATTCAAGGGCTAATAATTCTTCGGGATCTTTACTGTATTGAAGAGTTCCAGGCAAGTCGCCAAAATAATATTCATTGGGGATACTAGAAGGATTAATCATAGTATTCATTTTAAAACTTTGAAATGCTTTGAGCTAGTTTGGGTTGTTGTAATATACATTTTCTTTTATTTTTTAAAAGTATTTCAATTTTATCCACTTTTAACAAAAGTAGAACAAAACTAAAAATTTATAAAAAAACAAATTTTTATTATAAATTTTAAAAAATAAAATAAAAAAGAAAAAGTTATTGACCTAGTGGTCTCACTTTTAATTTAATTATATTTTTAATTTTAAAGGATTAGAAATAAATACAAACAATTTGAAACAATGTTTTTATATTTTAGATTTTATTTTGGTTTTATTTTTTGGATTTTATTTTGGCTCAACCTTTCCTAAAGGTTGATTTATTTTTTGGATTTTATTTTGGCTCAACCTTTCCTAAAGGTTGATTTATTTTTGCATCGCAGCGGCGCGAAAGTTAGCCAGCGCTTCTTGGTATTCGGGGTCAAAAGCTGAACGCATATCCACTGGCAATTGTGCCAATTCTCTGCGAGTAATTGGGTATTCACGGCTATAGGGTTCATCCCACTGGTCGTAGTAGTCGTCGTTGTCTCTGTAAGCTTCATATTCGTCTTGCTGTTCCTCATAATAACGCAATCTCTCTTGACAGCGAGCCTCTTCTTCTTCCTGTTCTAGTCCGCGCAAATAGTCTTCTTCTTCTTCTTGCCTTACACGAGCCAAGTAGTCTTCATAACACTTGTCGTCTTCTACTTCCTCGTGTTCTTCTACTTCCTCGCCTTCCACTTTGTCGCCGATCTGCGAGATAGGAATGCCTTGCATATAAGGACAGGCCTCCCACAATTCCTCGTCGGTGGCTAAATGCAGAGCATCATGTCTTTTTGGAAATATAGTATCGTTATAAATGTTCTTCACGCAAGTGTGGCAGTAAAACACAAAGACACCGTTGATGGTGCCTTCAGAGCGGCATGTTTCGCAAAACTCGGGTCCAGACCCATAAGTTACATAGAAAGGATGACATTTGTGGTCTTTAGCCCACTCATAAGGAAACGTACCTGTGTGTTTTATTCCGTGTACCTCGTAATACTCGCCTTGAGCTCCTTGTTGAATAATAGGTTGAAATGCGGACATTGTAATAAGTTTGAAAGTTTGAAAGTTCGTTTGACGAAGTCAGTTGGTTGTTTAATATATCTTTTATTTTTACTTGAAAAAGCATTTCAATTTTTTTCCACTTTTCAAAAAAATGCAGCAAAACAACTAATTAATTTAAAAACTAAAAATTTATAATTTTCAACCTTTCAGCTAAATGAATAACAAAAATAAAATAAAATAAAATAAAATAAAATTCAAGTCAAGTATTTTAAGCTTAAAAATGCTACCTTGATTTATTTATGAATTTTTAGTTTTTAAATTAGTTAGTTGTTTTGCTGCATTTTTTTGAAAAGTGGAAAAAAAATTGAAATGCTTTTTGCAATCAAAATAGAAGATATATCAAATACCAACCCTTAGCTCGAAGCTCAAAATTTTCAAACTTAGCAAAATGTCTTCAAACAACTGCATCGTGGACGAGTTTGGTCGCGATTTATCGCTTAAACCCAAACAATATGATTTTAAAACTATATTTAGTAATGTGACGGACCGTTTCAAGGGAATGTCGTGGGCTGAGATTAACTGGAACCTTGAGGATGAGGAGGAACTAGAGAGAAAGCAATCCGACAGAGAAGAGCTTCAAAAGGTGCATGAAGAGCGCAAGAAGCTTTACGCCCAGGGCCTCTATGAACTAGAGGATGGCGAAGAGCTGGATTATCCATAATTCCATCTAACTTTAGAAAAGGTGGAGCAAATCCAAGAAAAAATAAAATAAAAATAAAATAAAAATAAAATCAAAGTGAGACCATTTCGGTCAATACCTTTTTTTTCCACCTTTCTTAAAGGTGGAGCCAAAGTTTATTTTATTTTTGATCTTCGTTTGGTTCAAAGGTTAAAAATTATAAATTTTTAGTTTTTAAATTAGTTAGTTGTTTTGCTGCATTTTTTTGAAAAGTGGAAAAAAATTGAAATGCTTTTTCAATTAAAAACAAAAAATATATTAAACTACTCAAACGTCTACAAGACTTTCAACTTTTAAACTTTAAAGATAAACTTTATTAAAATGTCCGCAACTTTAGATATGCCAATGTTAGAATGCCCTATTTGCATGGATGATATCAATATCAACAAAAATTGTATTACTACCGAGTGCGGTCACTGCTTTCATGCTAGCTGCGTAATGCGTAATGTCGCCCAGAATGGTTTCGCCTGTCCCATGTGTCGCAGTGCAATGGCGGAATATGCCGATGCGGACGAGGATGGTGAATATGAAGAGGACAGAGAGGACGGAGAATTTTCTCTGCTTGCAGACGAGAGAAATCCAGACGACTATGCTCTTCGTGGCTTCCGCTTATTCATGGATAATGTGGAAGGCGTCGCACATGGGCGCGAGGATGAGCTTGAAGAGCAGGAAGACATGGAAGAAGCAGCAAAGCCTTCAGCCGCTTATATCGCTCAGAAACTCCTAGATCAGGGAACCACAATGGAGGATCTAGTGAAGATTCTTCTTCGCGATCACGACGAATATGATGTAGAGGATGAAGAGTTTGACCGCGTAGATGAACGAGTTTGGGGTGAAATGCGTATTCTCATTGACAACTTTCAGATTCAAGAAGTCGAAGCACCAGTAGTAGAAGAACCAATACATCCAAATGTTACCGTTCGCCAAAGAATGCCAGCCCCAGCAGTAACACCAGCACCAGAAACACCGACCCAGGTAACCATTTTAGCAGAAGACAAACCACGCCAACGCCGGCACGGAATCGTACCTCATCTGGAATCTGTCAGTCGTGTTCTTTTCGCAGGAGATGCAATGGAAGAGTAAGTCTATCCACTTTTCAAAAAAGTGGAGCAAAAATAAAAACCAAACCCACTTTCAAAAAGCTTGTAACAAAGTAACAGAAAAATATAAAAATAAAAACCATTGTTTCAATTTAATTTGCATTTATTTATAATCATTTAAAATCAACCTTTAAGAAAGGTTGAGCCAAATTAAATAAAAATAAAATAAAAGTGAGACCATTTGGTCGATATCTTTTTTTGCTCCACTTTTTTAAAAGTGGATAAAGTGAGACCATTTGGTCGATATCTTTTTTTATTTTTGTTCCACTTTTTTAAAAGTGAAAAAAAAATTGAAATGCTTTTTCAAAATAAAATAAAAGACATATTACCATCCTCTTTCTGATACCAATCAGCCTTTCATTCAAAAATGTCTTCATTCTGCTTTTACATCCCCAGTATTTCTGCAGTTACATCTGCAAAGGATATAATTCGCGAGTTTAATTATATTGGAGTAGTCACTCGTGTTGACTTTGCTCCACTAGGTAAAAAGCCCGGGTTCAAAGAAAATATTAACGCTGATATCAAGTCAGCCTTCGTTCATATGGCTGACCTCTTTACACTCGGCAAAGTGATTGAAAATCATATTCAAACATCAGGATCTTATAAATTCTATCTTTCCCCAATTTCCAGAGAATTTTGGACGTTATCAAAAGCAAACAAACCTATCCAAGGTACCATGATGAATACCGCTCAAATTGTGTCGAACTGCCGCTACTTGGAGAAAAAGGTGGAAAAACAGGCAATCCGCCTTGAAGAACAGGCGATCCGCATTGAAGAACAAGCTGCAGACATCAGGGCACTCAACGAAAAGCTGAACGGCGTTCACGCGGTAGTTTATCAGCTACTTGGCGGGCTGTTTTGCCAGAAAAGTCAAAGACAAATTATGAACGATCATTTGGAATTCTTGTTTCCAGACAGTAGCAACAGAAGTCGTCGCTTTGAGGAGTCCAATGATAGCAAATGGGATATCTGGCCGACGACTCGCCAAGGTGATGACTGCGAACGCCGCATTGAGGCTTTGGAGAAAGCATTATTGGAAACTCAGGAGGCACTCGAACAACAGACAGAAAAAGAAGACTGTATTGAATTACAGATTCAATCCTTGGGGCAAAAATTAGCCGAGCTAACAATTGAGCCGGTCTTCACACCATATGAAGACAATGGACCACTGACTTTCAGCGAACTACAACAGGACTCAAACGAAGAAGACGAACCAAATGAAGAAGAAGAACCAAACGAAGAAGAAGACCCTAGAAGCTTTGCACCTGTTCCAATGGACCAACTGGTGGAACAGCGAGAATATGATGAAGACTATTCAATCAGCACCCACTCCAGTATGCCAGAGCTGATTTATGGGTATATCAGTCCTGGCTCAAGCATTCCAGACTTGGAGTCAATTACGGAGGACGAAAATGAGATGGCAAACAGAGGCGAACTTTATAAACCAGATGAAGACTCTCAGGATTCAGAAGTTGGATTTTAAAAAATAAAAAATAAAAATAAAAATAAAAATAAAGTATTTGTATTTGTATTTTATAATTGCAATTTAATTAATTATTAACTTTTTTACTAAACAATTTTTTATTTTTTACTAGTTAAAGTCATTGCCATTTTTTTGTAAGTAGTGGAATCTTTATTTTTTAAAGTTTCACTTAACATACAAATTATTTTGTTTTTATCTTCTGCACTATAAGAACTATTATGTATTTGAGCAATTACATTGGATGGATGCAAAGTTTCACAAATTAAATTATTTACATCCATCGTATAATAATCATCCATTAAAACATTATATAATGTTTCTCCTTTATATTCAACTTTATGAACTCCGTGAAAAGAATGAATAAATTTATATGCTTCAATCATTTTATTCTTGTAAAGAATTTTATGATTTTTACTAATTAATGTTCTTCTAATAGGTAAATTAATATCTAAGGAGTCTTTTTCAAAACAAACCAAATAATTATCATTTGTAATAGTTCTAGTAATATGTTCAATTCTATTACGATTAATAGTGTTAATCCCTTGTTTAAGTTTCTCAATAGGTAAAAGACCTTGATCGGTTTTAACAGGAGTACCAGCAGGGAAACAAATATCTGAAGTAATTGGTGGAGGCCAATAATATTGAATAATTATTGCTCCTCCAATCGGCACCCCAAAACCTCCAACACTACCATAGGTGGTTGAAGCTGATATACTTTTACCATAAGTTATACCAGTACCAAAATAAAAATTTTCTTTATTTCCATTATTAAATCCATAAGCACGTTGTAAAGGATATTTAACTCCAGGTGTATTAAGTCCTCCTCCTCCTGATAAACTTATTGCAACTCCCAAAGATGATGCAAAATTATTTCTCATAGACATACTATGAATTGTTCCAATACTCATATCCATTGGTAGATAGGGGTCAAAATTGGAAGTTAACATAGTATATTTAACTGCTCCACCATACCCCCCCCCATCCTGCACTTTTCCTGCTCCTATAACACAATAACCAGCTATTGGACCATAATTATTATTATTGATATATGTATCTGGAATTGTTGATATTACATTTATAGTATATATAATATTATCTGAAAAATCAGGTAATGAATTCAAAGTAAGAGTTATAAAATTTGAACCATCTCCAGACCTTTTGACAGAATAATAATTAAGCAGTTGAGCGTCAGATATTGGTTCTGAATTTATACTTGCACTTAAAGTAATAGCTCCAAGATTAACCATATAAATATAAATATAAAAATAATAAAAATAATAATTCTAACTAAAATATTATCTACTTAATACAAATTTACTATTTAATTAAAATTATATTTCTTCCTTTTCAATAGTGATTACTTTTGAAATATTTCTTATAATTTTATTTTCTTTTTCCAAATCATTATCACCAGAACCTCCCATAGCTTCAATAATAATTTTATTATATTGGGTGGATAATGGTGACGAACTCTTAACACATTCTGGAAATTTTTCTTTAAATTGTGGAATTAACACATAATTTTTATTAGCGATTTTTGTAATTGCCCTTCTGATTTTTTTCTTTTCAATATCTTCTTTTTCCCATTTATCTTGATCTTTAATATATAATACTTCTCTCTTTTTATCAGCACAATGAACGGGTCGCTGAGTAACATCCAATGCTTTCAGGTTATTCGTTATAATATTTGAAATTCCCTCTACATATCCAACCTCGCCAATATTGATTAAATCAGCTAATTGGAGTTTAATAGAATCAACAAAATCAGTAATATTCATTGCATCTTTACAAGTTTCATTTAGAAAGAATTGAAGATTAAATGATTTGTTATGCGAATTATTAGTATTTATATTATGGCCGGCAGTTTTAGCGAGTTCAATCATTTGCTTATTTTGATCCATCATCATTTGTTTAAATTCAGAGTTTTCTTTCATTAAGTATTTTACTAAGGCTTCAGTGTCTACTAATAAATCATTATAATCATCAGATTCTTCAGGTTCGTTAATTTTGATTAAACATTTTTTTTTATGACGCCATAATCCGGAGTTATCTTTATATTCTTTGTGACAATTCATACAGGCATATTTAGAGCTGGATTTTGGCTGGAAATCGTTGCTAACCATTGATTTTTTATGTTTTGCTGACAATAAATGATCGGCAAAACTACTTTTCTTTGATGTTCTATAGTCACATTTTTCACAGAAAAATTTAGAAGCAGAATTTGGCTGGAAATCATTGCTAAACATTGCTATATATAAGCAATGTATTTTCTGCTTAAATCCTTTTCCGCAAAAATAAAAAAAAATTTATCGTAACAAAGTGAAAATCATTTTTTCTGTCACCACACCATAAAATTCAATTATGGTCTCACAATTAATATTTTCGCAGTAAAATATCTGAACTTTTGAAAATTGGACAAAAATAAATGTCCAAAAATGAAAAATCAAAAAAACTTTCCCCCAAAAAAAACGTAATTCTATACTATACTCAGAGTACCCCTTTTTTGACATATTTTTCAGAGATTCCTTACATTGTTGTAGTATAAACTACTTTCTTCCTTTAAGTAGCTTATAAAATAATATATTTAAAAGATATTTAAAAGATATTTAAAAGATATTTAAAAGATATAATTTTAAAATTGATTTAAAATTATGTAATAATTGTAAATCATAAAGAAATGTCAGAAGAAATTAATTTTGAATCATTAAATATGAAAATACCTTCACTAATAAAAACTTATCCAATAGAAAAACAGAGAGAAATATTCAAGTATTTGAGTGAACTCGATGATTTAAATAAAAAAGCATATGAAATAGCATCAGAACATTTGGGTAGTTCTTTCAATATTTATAGAAGTAATGGATTTAAAGAATGGAAAAACAAAAATAATTAAATAGCGAACCGAACCCTCTTGGATTTAGCTTTGCGCTTAAAAAGTTTTCGTCTAGTTTTGCGACCACCTCCAGCAGCGGCAGCTGCTACATTATTTTTTAATGGATTTTGAAACTCTTCCATTGAGCTATTCACTCTATTTAAAGTATCAAGACCTTGTTTATTTAATTTATTTAAACTATTAGCACCTTTTCCAAGCACATCAGTGCTACTGTTTCTAAGCACATCAGTGCTACTGTTTCCAAGCACAGCTGTTTTCATATCTATTTTTTCAGCGACTGCATTTTCAGCGCGTTTTAATTTATCAATACCTTCTTTAAAATTTTCACTGGTTTCTTCTACAGCATCCGATACAGCTTCAACCGTTGAAGAAGCAGACTCGACCACTTTACCAACCGCAGCAGTTCCATCATTTACCATTTTTCCAATATCAATAATTGCTCCTACTCCAGGAACAGCGGCTGCTGCATCAGTTGCGACTTTAACTAAACCAGATGCAACACCTGCAGCTGCTTCAGATCCAGCTTCGTTAAATTTATCAATAGCCTTATCAATTGGTTTATCCATTGCTTCAACTGCTACTGCAGCATAATCGGCCACATTATCCAATGCATCTTCAGTAGCAGCTTTTAATTCGGGTGTATCAAGCGCAACATTCACCTTATTCAATAAATTAACGGCATCTTTGGCAGACTGTTTTGCAGTTTCTACTACAGAACGTTCGACCTTTGGACTTTCCAATACATCATTTACATTTTCAAGTATAGCAGCTGAGGTTCCATCGGCTACCTTAACAATATCCGCACCAATTGCAGTTGCTTGAGCGGCTATTCCGCTAACAGCATTTGTAGCAGAATCACTAATTTTACTAATTTTATCATCGACAGCAGTAACGGTATCATTTTTTATAGGCTCTCCATCTTTGATTTTCTTTAATCCGAGTAATCTCAACCCTTTGTTTTCAACATATCCAGCTACATTACCCGAAAAAGTAGCAAGTTTATCCCCTATTACATCAAAAATACCAGGTGGTTTTACTTCGTTCTGTGGAACAGGTGTAACAAGGCTCTTTGGCACAGGTGTAACATAATTAGTCGCACCATGTTCTAATTGAGCGCCACCATACAACCTTTTTGATCTATTATAAAATTTTTTATTTTTATTTCTATTATGTTTAGTTCGTTTAGACATACTTATATTATAATTAGAAGTTTATATTTATAATTTAACACCCAAATATTGTTAAATTATAATATTTGTTAAATTTTATTATTTGGTTTGTAATTTCTTAAAATCAGAAAATGTCATTGCAAATTTTTTATTAACCGCCTTTCTATCTACTTTCTTTAAAAAACTAAAATTTGCAAATTTACCTTCATATGTATACCTATTTGCTTTATCTTTTAATAAAATTTTATCATTTTCTCTCTTTTCAGTTAAAGATTTATTAGGAATACTATTCTTCGGAGGTGCAGCTTTACTGACATGACCTGTACCAGCAGTTTTATTATATTGTTTAAATTTTGCAAAAACATTCTTCTTTTCTTCAGCTAATACAGTATTATTTTTAACCGCTTCCTCCTTTCTCTTTTTTTCTTCTTCTGCTTTTTCTTCTTTTTCTTTTTTATCTTGGGCCCATTTTTCATCAGCCAGTTTTAATTCTTCTTCCATATCTACAAAAATAGGTCTACAACCAAACAGCTTCACATATTTTCTAGCTACCACTTCCAAATATCTATAAGGAATACTATTGTCACTATAATATTTAAATGAATCACGCTCTTTATCATAAATCATCAATACATTACCTAATGGAGTAGATTCCATTACAAAACAGTTTTTTAATTTATCTAAACGTTGGCTAATTATAAATTGTTCTGATTGTTCTTCTGCTTGTTTCATTAATTCCTCTCCACCTTCTTTTGTCTCAAAAATTGTTAATATGTTGAGCTCATTTGTGAGTCTAAACTTTTCAGAATTTAATGTTTTAATTATCTCTTCTTTTGTTTCACCTAAATGATAGTCTTCATCTTCATTGCCGTATACACAATATTCATCTTCATTGGATTCCTCGAATTTGAGTAATTTATTTTGAATTAAATCCAAACGCTCTCTGATTTCATTTATTCTATTTGCATTTGTTTCCTTAATTAAATTAAAAAACTCTAAATATTTTTGCACCTTTAAAGCTTCCTCTTCATCAGTAAAAATATAATTTTTATCTAGATTTCTAATTTCAGTCAAATATTTATCTTCATATTTTTCTACAGATTTCAACTCTTCTTTAGAATCATGTTTTTCTTCTTCAGAATTAGTATTATTATAGTTTTGTAACAAAAAAAGTCTATAATGATTAACAAAGTGAATAGACTTATAGTAAAATCTCATAAAAAAAAATACTACGTTTTGAGGAGGTCCATAATTTATCAAATATAATCCTAAAAAAACACTTAAAATGTATGATATATCACTATTCATAATATTCATAATATTTTTAATGTTATTATTATTTTAAATACTTTACACAATAATAATTTTATATTTGTTTTTATTGTTTTTATTGTTTTTATTGTTTTTATTGTTTTTATTGTTTTTATTGTTTTTATTGTTTTTATTTATTAATATTGGTTTTTCTCTCTACAAATAAATCTCTGATTTCGACCGATAAGTCAGGCACCATAATCAATTCATAATTACGCTCTTCAGCTTCTGGATGAAGTCTAACTAAGAATAAGTCGCGAATTTTTTTTCCATATTTTGACTCCAGAATGGCCTTGTATGTATTCAATTGCAATGCATAATGCCAGAAATTGGAATCAGGAATATGACAAATTTGCGGTGGTAAAGCGAACTTATTATAATTATTTATTCTTGTAATATTTTTAGACCTTTTCCAATCATAAATGGAAAGTGTTCCATCTGTATTTTCATATACCATATCAATGGAACCCGAAATTTTCACATCTTCATTATAAACGAGCCATTCTGTTCTATATGGTTTTAAATCAGGATGGTCTTTAACAAAATTGATGAAATACTGCCACTCAAGGGGTTTCGACAAAAGTTTCTCTCCATTTTTTGATATATACATTTCATAAAGTTGTTTGTTTGTATATGGAATTTTAAATCGTTTATTATTATTAAAACATTCAATTTCAAAATGTAAATCAGTACCTGCACCTGCAACAGAGTCACGATTTGAATTCCATAGTGCTTTAATTTGCTCTGCAGATAAACCCCAATACTTGTGACCCTCTTTCCAACCCTTACCCTTCATCATATTCTCTATAATAGAATCCGCGTCAAACTCAGCGAAAAACGAATGATTCCAAGTGGTAACAGAAGTGTATTTTACACCCGGTTCATTCAGAATTTCGTATTTATGACCTAGCTCAAAGAACTGGATATTCGAATCACGTTTATGTGAATTTCTAATTGATAAAACATTTTGCAAAACGGATTTCATAATAAGTAATGTAGTATGAATTGTTTAATACTATATTATTTGTAATCAATTTTTTATCCTTCAACTTTTAGAAAAAGTGGAGCAAAAATGTGTTAGTTTTAACCCTTTGATAAACTATTTATTTTGGCTTCCAATTCTTCAATCTTTTTTTGTTGTTGCTGTACTATTTTCACAATAAAAGAAGTTAATTTTTCATAATAAAAATATTTACATTCTGTTTTATCAGCATTATAAGCTACTAATTCATACAAATTTAAATCATCTGCATCTTCAGCTATAAATCCAATTTCTTTATTATTAATATCTCCATATCCTTCTTTAGGTGAGTATTGAATTGGTTTTAATTTCATAAAATTATCCAAGTTGTATCTATCATCAGGTAAAGGAATAATATTTTGCTTATATCTTGCACTAGATACGGCACCAAAGAAATATTGTGCCGGTTGCCCTGGTGGAGGATCACTAGCAATACTAATAGGTATTCCCCCCCAACTTCCACTAGCAGCAGTAATAATGCCAGCGCTGCCAACGTAAATGTATTTATT